ACCCATTGAAGATGCTCCAACACGTTTCTATAGCCTCGGCCCCAAGGCGTTTAAACAGCTTGGCCACGCCGCCCTTGCGGGCTTGGAAGTGGTCTTTGGGGATAAAGTCAATCCGAAGAACCCCGAGGGCCTTCAAATCTTTCGCACTCCGTGTAAAGAGCTTATAGCCACACCATCCCTCGCGGTAAAGGGGGTCAAGATAGAATGCAACCACGCGCGCGATAATCTTGCTTTTGAAGAAGGGGTGTGGGTAAAGCGCCCAAACCGCGTAGCCAACAAGAAGCCCCTCCGCCCGTGCCGTGAGGCACTTTAGAAGGCCGCGCCGCTCCGCGTCAAACAAGCTATTCCAGTCAGGATCAAGAGGGCCGAAGCGGGGGTCTTCAATCTCTTGCGCATGAGCCTTTAGGAGAGGCAGCGCCTCTCTCACCGTGCCCGATGGCCGTTCCCATTGGTATGTGAGGTCAAGCAGTTCTCGGGCCGAGCGTTGCAGGCGTTGTCGCTACGCCAGGGCGTGTTGCTTCCGTATTGACAGAAGGACCCTTAAGCGTGCGCGAGCTGTCCCCCTCGTTCTTGGGGGCCTTGTATTCCAGACCTTCGTAGGCAGACTTGGTTCCCATGAGGAGCCTCCATTAGTAGGTGAAGCATTAAGCCGAAGCTGCAGAGTACAATAGGATTGAGCATTTGGAAAGCCCTTAAGTTTTGTCACTCGTCGCTTCAACTTCCCAATCCTTGCCTACACCGAGAATGCAGGATACCCCGTCAGGGGAACTTTCGAGGATGGTAAAAGTATTATCAGGGGAAATGTAAATGCGGACCAGGTGGCCTTGTGGATTGACACCCCGTCCCGCATGTACCTCATGAAAAGCACCCCCAAGAACTTCCTCCATAATGGCTGTCGGAGCACAGCCAGGGGCGAGCAAAAGAGCAGTAATAAGAGGCAGCATTGCTTACCCTTCAAATGTTATAGTGTAAGACCCAGCATCAAAGGTGTCGGTGCCCCCTACAGTGGTTAACCGAACAACCGTAACCGCAGCAGCAGTTGTTTTGCTGCCAGCCCCTACGAAAAAGAGGGTCCCTATTGGGTAAGATAAAGTATGAGACTCAATCCAAACATTGGCACTAACTTGAACTAGAACCATTTGCCCTGACACAAGATTTGCCGCCGCGCTTGATTCAATAATGAAACCTGCTACACTCGACGAGCTAGCAGTAAAATTTGTTCCGGCGGAAAGATAACCCGTTGTTTCAGGTGTAGCATTACCTATTTCAGCAAGAAGAAAATTAACCCCGTTTGTGGACACACCATTGAACGAGACAGTAACCTTTTTTGCCCAACTTGGTACAGTCGTATAGTCAACATTTGTTCCTGCGGTTGTGTTAATTGCTGCTGTTTGCAAGTACTGCATGACAGGCCCGTAAACGGGCATACCATTAGCTCTGGTATAGGCGATCACACTCATGTTTGCCGTCGTGTCTGCACGCACAATCATGCGGTCGCCGACGGCAGTCGTAATGTTTGCCGCCCCAGGGAGGATCAGCGAAACGGCATTGTGTGTAAGCGTGAGAATGCCATCGAAAATAACCGTCCGTTCTGCTCCCGCCTGCGGAGCTGTGCCGAGACTGGTAATTGTCGCCACACCCGAAATATGAACAAGGTTGCCGTCACCGGGGGTAAAGATGTCAGTCGTCGCCGCACTAGCAACCACCGCCCCTTTGGCTTGGCTCATCGCCTTTGAATAGGTCTGCTGCTGCGGCCATGTATTGGCGGTCGTGAGAAGGTTCTGGTTTAACAGAACAAACTCAACGCCATCATAGGTGGCTTCGACCGTGTTGCCCGCAATAATCTCATTGCCAGCAAGCGCTACAAGCCCTGTAGGAGAAGTCTTGAAAACATTGGCTGCTGCCCCGCCATTAACCGCTAAAGTAGTCGGCCCAGTGTTAGTGAACCCTGCAGGAAAAACCACCCGCTTGCCAGAAACCAACGTCCAGCCCGTGGGTGTGGTAACAGCCGTCGCCTGTGCATTTGCGCTGCCAGTCGAAGTGCCTGCAAGGTAAACAACATTCCCACCTTGCGCCTGTGTAAAGGGCGTCGCCAGTGCATTTAACGCTGTGATGTCATTGTTGCTGCCTGATCCGGCGGCATTGGCATTGGTCTGAGTAACAATCTGTGCGAAGTTGGCGTTAACCTGCGAAGCATCAGCCGCTGTGCCATTGACAAAAGTGAATGGCATAGAGTTGAGAATGGTGGTGGCATAGGCCTGGCTCTCTAGCAAGAGCATTGCCAAACAGAAAACAAAGAACCGAGAACCCGCGAGTTTTCTAAGAACCGACATATCCAAGCACCCTCACTTTGCCGTAAACGTCTCCAATTTTAATACCCCCTTGTGATTGCGCCCGCAAGTCAAAATAGAACCGCCGCAGAATAACGACATCGGTCCAGTCACATCGGATTGGATGTAGCGCTTGCCCTACACCCCCCCATAGCCCCGTACCCCACAACATTGTTCCCCATAAACTAGCAACACCGCCGCCCGTCAACGTCACGACGTTAAGCGTGCTGCCATTCTCATCTCCTACAGAAGCTGTGTAATTTTGCGAAGGGCTCCCGTAGGCGAGGTTAACCGTGGTTTCTCCCAAAGCCATATAGGCTTCTTGTTCACTGTCAGGCAGCATCGCCGAGCGAAAAACCCAGCTCAATGAAAAACCATTCTCTACAAAGCTACTCGTGAGACTTTGTGCCACATCAGACCGCCACAGGGTTCCCAACACGCCTTGAGGCGCCATGACAAAAGAATTTTGATACGCCTCAAGAGTAGAAGGCACACAAGTATGTGGACCGCTCCACCGCTTGCGCGCCAAATCATACCAGTATTCTTCAAAAGGAAGTGAAACCTTGTTGCCATTTTGCACCGCCACCCTCAACACAGACGTGTTGCAGGCAGCAGTGATACGCGAGGGGTTGATCGTGTAGAGAAAAGGCACATTGATGCCATCCCCTGAAATGCCAATAGGATCAGACACTCGTGCCCCAAAATCAATAATGCGCACACCATCAGGTGCCGCAAAAGCAAGGCCAATAGGAGTGGAGCAAATGCTGTCCGGAGCCACCGTCCCTGTCGCCACATTAAGAGAATTGCGCGTCAGTGGAGTTGTTGTCGACGCAGCATCACCCGTGACTTGGTAAAGATTGTTGGAGCCTTTGAACACGATGAGCGACTGAATGATGCCACCAAGTTGATTAGATAAAGGCAGCGCCCCAAGCGCCGTTAAAGGCACATTATCGTCAAAAGTCAAAACTTGGTTGGCATTGGTAATCTGCGTCGGCAAAAGGATATCGCTATAATAAAGCCCTGGCTGCGCATTTGTTGGGTTCACCATCCAGTAGGCACGTCCATTGAAAGCGGCCACCGAAGTCGGCGGGGCCGCAAGGGCATTGCCCGTGGTGTTGGTGCTCGACCATACGGGAGCACTAAAATTCGAAACATCAATAATTCCAAAATACCCATTGCCTACCCCATTAAACCCTGAGTGTGTAACCAACACTTTCGTACCCACCACGTCGATAATAGCCGGCGTCCACGCCCCCGTTGTAGGAGGTGACGTTGGCACGTTAGCTGCCGTCACGCCTGTAATAGGGACAAAAGTATTGGTGATAAGATTTAAAACAAAAGGCTCATCTTTGCCTACATTCTTTCCCGAACTAATCATGCCATAGGCCCGGTCGCCGACAATCTTAAAAACAGAAATAAACCCAGGGGTCGTAAACCCGGCAAAGAGCGTCAGCGGAACCGCTGCGGGGCGACATTGCCAAAGGTTTTTAGTTGAAGGATCTGGCACGAGGTTCTGCAAAATAGCCATCGCCCCAGGTTGGTTTTCTGTCGCGTCGAGCGTATCAGAAAGCCCCGAAGGACTGAACCGAATGGGCTTGCCCATAGGTGCCATAAATCACCATCCAAGCTTCTTGGTATTTTTGGAACTATCTCCAGATCGGAAGCGCCGATGGTCCAGCTCCACCGTCTTGGCCCGGCCTTCATCGTCACTCTGTAGTTTCAGCCACCGGTCAAGGATGCCCCGTGCCCCATGGGGCCCATCGCCAAGGAAGACATCGCGGCGCGTGTCATCCGTAAAATTCATCACCTCCCCCGCAAGGCGCGTAATAAGGTAATTGGTGTCTGGAAACCATGGGATGGCCGCCGACGTTTCGGGAGTGGTAATGTCAGGCATCTGTTTGTAGTAGCGTATGTTAACCGTGAAGACCCCGCTTGGTGGTGGCCACACATACATTGCTGGTGGAGTTTGTGACACATCCGTGGCAAAATATTGTGGATAATTGGAAATGCCCCCCGCCTGGATCATGATATCAAATTCAGCGAGGTCCACATTGATGAGCCGAAATGGCACCCCACTAATTAAATAAATGCCGGCATCACGAGCCGCCCGAAGGTAGTCAGTGGGAAGCAGATATGGGCCGGAACCCACACCACCACTTCCCACGACCACAGGCGCAATCCCCCTCGCCAGCTCAATATCGTAGTTCTGACACAGCTCAGAAAGGATCATGTTGAGCATCCGTCCTGCCGATGCCTTGAAACCTGGTCCCTTTGCAATGGAACAAGCGTCGCTGACGATCTGCTGTGCCTGTAGCGCCACGACTTACTCCTTGCTGTGGATGGCCTTTGCAAGCCGCGCCTGCAACGCCTTCATATCGTCACGCTTATGCACCAGCTCAGCTTCACCAACTTCGATGCTGCGCACCGCATTGGCGCGTTGCGCCTCTTGCTGTGTGCTACGGCGGAAACCTTCTTCACTGCCCTTGTGCCGCACCTTCCACTCCTCGACGTGGCTCACGTCAATATAGGCAAGGTCTTTCTTGGCGCGGGCCAACATACGCTCCAGCTCTTGCTCCACCAGCACATACTCCGTGAGGCGGTAACCATCAATCTGGTGGTCAACAACAGCGGCGCACTTGTCAAGCACCCGGTTGATCTCTTCCGTTGTAGCCTCCATGGGGAGGTGAGACTGTAATACGATAGTGCGACGGCTCTCTTTGTCAAGTGCCACTTGGTACGAGAAGCCAAGAGCCGTTGTAGGTTTTTCAGTTGGGGATTGTTGTGTCATTAGACCCTCATAAGGTTGGATGTGGTAACGCCGCCTCGAGGCGAAATGAGTGTGTTCTTCGGCCTCCGGTAGACATCACGGCTGGCCCCACCCGTTTCACTTTCGTGAGACCATGCTTGTGCCATGATATCCTTCACCGCTTGCGCTTGTCTACGGGGCAGTGTGTAGGCGATGCCATGTTGATACATGATGCCATCCACCATCACGCCCGTGCCATTCTTGTTGATGGCCGCAAAACCCGGCACGTCGATCACGACCACTTCAAGCTCTTCATTGGGATCAGTGCGATGTCGCTCCAACTTGTCGAACTTATCCGACACTTCCTTCATCGCTTGCTCTTTAAGAGCCTTCTTGGCCTTGGCCTTCGCACCTGCCCTGATTTCAGCAATCTCGTCATCACTCAACAAATCAGCGCCGGGAATGCCGACAATGGAGGCGTCGCGCACCAAAGGTTCTGCATCTAGCCTAAGAGTTTTCTTCCCCGCAGGTTCAGCCTTGGGCACAAACAGCGGTGGTTTTTCGAGGTCGTCCATGGGGGTGGCTCCTGTTAAAAAGGTGAGGGCACGATTGCCCTCACCCTGTTGGCATTTCCGTTCTCAGCTATTAACCAAAGGCAACGCTGAAGGCAGATGAACTTTCAATCCGCATCATGAACTGGTTGTTGGTAATGATCGTACCATACATCACCTTCCAACCGACAATGCGCAACTGGTTGAGTGGATCCGACTTGTCCGCATCCTTCAGATAGGTTGTCTTAATGTCATCAAGAACAACCTGGCCATAAGCACCACGCCCGAAGATGAAGTTAGGGTACACCGTTATGCCCGAAGCAGGAGCCGCTGGCGGAGTTTGTGCAACACCGATGTTCGTCAGGGTCACCGTTTGGCCGCCCGCAAGCTGCACCGCCTGGCCAGTCAATGGGCCAGTCGTCGGGCCGAGGGCACATGTCGCCAAGTTAGTTGGCGAAGAGGTGAGGCCAATATAACAGTTAAAAGTGAAGCCCGCGAGAACAGGCAACGTCACCGTTACCGAACCTGTAGGACCGACTACTGCGGTCGAGGCCGACACCTGATAGACGCGGCTTTCATACTGTGTGTCCGCAGCTGACGCAGTTACAACCACGAAATAGTTATTCGTGGCAAGGTTGCCCGTCGTAGCGGCGGTGGCGCCCAGCGTGGCAACCCCCGTCCACGAAGGCACGAAGTTGGAGAAGCAGAAACGCACTCCACCAAACTCTCCCAACTCAAAATTATACAGCCGATTGATGTCGCTATAAGACCATGCCGTCACAATGGTGGCGATTTCACGCAGGTCCTGCACACACAGCGGATGAATAATAGCTGCATAATGAGGCATCGCGCGCGGATCAGAAGAGGCTTTTGCACCGCCACTTTCCGGTTTGATCTTGGTGTCGGTCAAGTCGTCGCCCATGAAGCGTGGCGCACCGAGAGTAAAGAGCGAACCAACCGCCCGGTTAATCTCGTGGACGTTCATCACATCACCTGCAAGCAGAGCTGCACGTGCACCACGGGTGTTCACATAGTTGACCTGTGTGCCGCCCATGATGTTGTTGAAAGTATTGCGATCGAGCGTTTCACCCACTTGCAGGCCAACCAACTCAATGGCTTTCTGGAACAGAGGGTGCTTGATGGTCATCTCAGCCACGTCAGTGATGGTAACTTTGTCACCCCACTGCTGCGCCGTGGCGCTGACCTGCCCGATGGTCATTGTTTCGCCTGCAGGAGCGACACCTTCCGAAAGTGGCTGGAAAGGAAGCGGTACACGGTTGTAGCGGGTCGCCGTGTAGGTGGCGCCGTTGCCCTTGGGCAGAGTGAGCGGATCACCAAATTGATAGGCCACCAACTGGCGACGCGCCAAGGGGAGGGTTTTGTCGGCAATGTAATTGCTTACGTCCGCCGAAAATTGTGAGGCAATGTTATTACCGGGCATAGTCCTAGCTCCTTTTGTTAGCTAGCGACCCGCCGAGTTTAAATAGGCACGTCGCCAAATTTATCTTCAAAACTCCTGGAGCCTTTCCCCCTATCAGGTGAAACGTCTCCCCTACCAGAACCGAGAGAAGCTTGTTGACGCCTCACTCGGGCTTCACCTTCTTGCTTCGCGGCAGGCTTCTTCTTGCCGACTTGCGAAGCCACGAGCTTCCCCAGCTCGTGAAAGTAAACTGTTTCCCGAGGAACCCACCGGCCTGCGCGCAGTTGTTCCTGGTAAACTTGCTCCACCGATGCCTGCAATCTGGCCCGGCGGGGATCTTTCGTTGCTGCGGCTTCGTAGGACATCTTGTCCTGCATATCCCGCTGCTGAAGCTGCATCTGTTGCAGCATTTGTCGGTTCGCTTGCAGTCCCTTATCCAGGCTTTCCTGCATCCGTTCTTCCGGTGTCATCAGAGCGATGCGCTGGCGCTCCAACTCTGGGTCCGGTGCTGCGGGGGCTTGGAACCGGGCTTTAAGATCAGCCAGTTCGCGGTCCCGTGCAGCGTCTTGTTCCTTCCGCTCTTTGAGTTCACGCGCCAGTGCCTGGATACGTTTCTCACCCCGCGAAAGGGCCTTTACTTCGCCTTCTTCACCGGCTTCGCCTTTGCGCTCTTTACCATCTGACCCTTGCCCATCGGCAGGGTCATCGGCGTTTTCGCCTTGGCTTTCGTCTTGGGCATCTGCTTCTCCTTCGGGATCACCAGTCTCGATCAAGTCAAGATCAAGGCTGTCGAGTTCATCATCATCGGGGGGCATGGTCTTCTCCTTTGTGACTTACGGCCACCAGTCGGGGGTGACTTACGGCCACCAGTCGAATATGTATTTAATACGGCAATTTAGAAAGCCCGTCAATATCCTAGTTCTTAATTTTGGCAATGGCCCCTAAAGTGAACATGCCCGCCAGCACAATAGTCACGACATTGAGAAGCCGGGGATCAACCTCACCAAGCCGTGCAGACGGGTCGATTGCCTCCACCACCCACGCCACAACTAAAGCGGCGACCGACATTTCAATGACGAAGCGAGGAACGGCAAGCAACCGACTGCCAATCTCAGCCTGCACAATGCTGGCCTGCAACTGCTGCTGCGCAATCGTAGCCTTAATCGTTTCAATTGTAATCTGTGTGCGCAGCGCATCAGCGTTCTGTTGCGTCTTTTGCTTCTCCTCAAGATAGCTGACAACCTTGTCAACCATAGAAGAAGACATCAGCTTAAGAATAAAAGCGAGGATCACTTCTCGCCTACAGGGGTGGTCGTGATGTAGCGCAATAAGATACCGACGACGCCCAACCCCATCATGACAAGGGCAAGCTCCGTCTTGTTGCTAATGAGTTGGGTCCAGTCCACCGTTCTCAAAAAGTCAATTTGCTGCCCGAACATGGGGACCGCCCCACCCACCACCACAACGCCTCCATGGAATATCATGCTGCGCCAGCCTTTAAGCTGAGGCAGGGTCAATAAAAGCAGGGCTGCAGCCCCCACCAAAAATAAGACGCCATAGATAACCATGAGCAACCTCCTAGTGGCTAGTATACCAAACAGTGAAAGCCCCAATCAACATCATGATGGCCGCCATGATGCGTGGCAAGGGGTTAGGAAGAGGGGCTCTCCCGCCTGTGCTGAAAACAGGTGGCGCCTGTGGCGTGGCTGCGGCGGCCGACGCAGGAGCAACAGACGGGAGAACTTTGGAAGCAGGAGGGAGAATTTCAGGCTGCGCAACCAGCGCAGAAGTCCAGCTCCCCGCCTGCAAGGTATGCTCGAACTTGATGGCGTAGTGAGCGATGAGATCAGCTCTGTCCGTGCCGTTGACCACGCGCCGCTTGTTTATGAAGTCAGGAAAGTCAGAAAGTTTCTTGCCGGTGAACCAGCCCTCCAGCATCCCGAGCACAAGAATGGATGCCGCGATTTCAGGATCACGAGCCAGTTCAGGGTTCCTCTCAAGATCAACCGTAGCGTCAATCACCCCGTGTGCACGCAGGCGCTCCGTCGCCTTACGATAGTTAGCTTCGAACGTAAGCTGCACATCGCCATTACCGTCATATATCCTATGCCATGGACCGGTCGGCAGCCCATAAGGATGCCCGGCCCCATGCCCAATCTCTTCAATAGGCTGCATCGTAGTGGCAGTTTCATGCCAAGCCGTTGCCAGGATATAGGCGGCATCTCCAACAAGCATCGGATGGATGCTGATCTCGCGGCTAATCGTGTTAAACCCATCCACCTGCCCTTGGGTCAAAGGCCCAAATAGACTTCGCACCGCATCAAAAAAGGCCTTGTTCATGAAGGAAGCGTACCTTTACGCTGGAGGAGTAAGGGTTGCCGTCAGAGCATCAATAGAAGGTTGGAGAGCAGAAGCCGGAACTGCAGTAGGATCAACCGGAGGAAGAGCAACCACCGCCGCCTTTGCCGCAGTAAGCTGCGCAGAAAGATCCGTGTTGCCTTTCTGCAAGTCAGCAACCTGCGTGCTCAAGCCAGATACCTGCGCACGCAACGCGCCATTGATGTTGATGATTTGTGTCACCAAGCCAAAGAGTTTGGAAACTGCATCCATAAGCTTTCTCCCTATCGTGTGAAGCCACATCATGGCCCCACTCTAGAAGTGTACCCCGCTTTTGCCAAGCAAATATTTGGCCAGCAACACCCCAATAGCTGAGGTGGTGCCAAAGCCTACAGCCTGCTTGGCATGGGCGACTTTGAGGTTGCCCACCGTCGTTGCCAGCTTATCAATGGATTTGGACATCGCCTCCATGCGCTGCCCGGTTTCAAGATATTGCGCCTTGGAAGCCTCGTTGCGTTCAGCAAAGCGCAAATTAGTATTGTCCACCAAGGCTTTAACCGTGCCGCTCAACTCCCCCAATTTCAAACTAATCTGATCCGTATCACCCATTGCATCCCCCGTTACGCTCCATCACCTTGCGGCATGGCAGTTGGCATCCCATTTGGCCGCACCGCCCCCGGAGGAGCTTGTGGATTAGGTCTTGGACCTACGGCCTGCGCACCGGGGCGGGGCGCCCCCGGAACACCAGGACCAGCGCCGCCTGGGGCGCCAGTTTGTCCTTTGGGCTGCATCGCCTGTTGCTGGGCAGCCGCCTGCTGCATCAAGGCAAGCTGATGCTTCATCAAATGCTCACGCAGCGTGCCATGTGGGTCTTGCGTCGCTTGCAAGGCCTTAAAATGCGCTGCCATATGTTCTTTGTGATTGTCCATTGGGTGGACCGGCATCATCATACCCTGCACCAGATAGGTATTCTCCTCATCAGGAGAGTGCGACAATTGGGCGCGGAGGTCTTCAAAGATCAACGGTGCAAGCCGTGGCCCAAAGGCATTCTCACAAAGCTGCACCAACAAGGGAGCGAGGTTGAGCTTGTAGCCTTGGTAAAGCTGGGGCGGCACCCCACGAATAATATTCATCGCCGCAATCTGCTGCTGCACTTGTTGCGTGGAACGCGAAGCTTCAACCCCGAACCAGCGGAACTGATATCGCCGATCAAACTGAATAGGCTCAATGGTCTGCATCGCCGCCATTTGCCCCAGCACGCCGTACTGGCGCACTGTCGTCTTCTCTGTCCGGTATTGGTGGTCGAGCTCCAGGAAGCGGCCGATCATCGGGGTCAGAATGCCCTCTTCGACTACGGTGACCGTGTCAGCGGTGGTCAGCACATCCAGCTGGAGCTCGTTAGCAACCTCGGCTTGGTTCTGTTTTTTCTTCGTAGCCTGTGTCATCATCGCCGGATTGACATTCAGAGTTTGAGACATCTCTGCTTTGATGTGCCCCACAATCTCCAAACCACTCTTCCAAAGCTCGGGGAATTTCGCAAACTGTGTGTCGTTCGGACTGGTCTGCCATATCGCAGCCATGTTGAGGATCATCGAACCGATCTTTGGGTTCTTCTCCGGGTCCGTCATGATGATGGGCATCATCGAGAAGCCCGCACTGTCCGCCGCTTCGTTGATAGTGTCATTGGCAAAATACTGAAGGTCCGCCACGGCCTTAAGTTTGGAGATGCCCTTGAAGGAGCCTTGCACTTTCTCCACAGCTTCCGAAATCAGTGGACAAGTGTCCGCCCACAACGGGTTGCGTCTGCAGCCCAGGATACTGTCTTCACCCCCAAAGAAGGTGCGACATAAGCGCGATGTCTCCTTATCAAGCTTCAGATTAGACCATGTTTCGTAACACAAAAGGTAAGTGCCGCGCCCATCTTTCTGGATGCCAGCAGCCTTGATGGCCTCTTTGGCCTTGTCAACTTTGCCGCTGTCATCGGCTTTCTGCATGTCTTTGAGCAATGCCTTGCCTTTGGTCTTGTCGACGAGGCCTTCACGCATCAAACGCTTGATCTTGCCTGCGGTCCACCGGCGCAGCACGGTCACCGACCCACCATTGGCAAGCGCTTCTGTGATGCTGTTGGATGTCTGGGGCAGCACCAGCACATCGGCATCGGCGATGATCTCAACTCCGGGGTGAGCAACGGTAATGGTTTCTTCTTTGACGTCAACCATGTCCTCGTCACCGTCCACCTCGACGGCGGTGGCAGCATCAGGCACGTCGCCCAGGTCCACCTGCATCTTGGCAGGCACGCGCATCACCACATGGCGCTCAGTCTTCTCCCAGTTTACATAGATGGACATTTGCCCTTCCACATCGCCATTGCGCAACAGCGCCGGGAGCAACGTCCGCAATTTGGTTTTCTTCACGTAGTCTTCAAGCAACGCCACAATGGCATGGGGGATGACGCCGTCTTCGGTGGTGACCTCCACATTGCGCTGTGAGACAGGAAACAATTGATTGGCAAAGCGCGTCTTGCGGGCGTTGATCAGGGTTGAAGCAATGGGGATAAAAATCTGCGAGTTGCCATTGTAGAACTGCTTGCCAGGATCATACCGATTGTTATAAATGTCCCAATAGTCCTGGATTGTCACCGAGCGGGCGTTCTGGTCGTTGAACCCATCTTTCACGTCGGTGAACAGTTTCAACAGGTCTTCTTTAACGCTCTCGCGTTCTGACAGCTCCTCCGTGCGGTCCAGCTCCCCCGCCGGTTTAATGGCTTCGGAGGCTTTCCCGGCAACAGCCGCAACGGTGCGTTTGGCAGGTGTTTTGGCCATGGAGCCTCATTGTATCCTATACCAGGCCGCTGTCCCCGCATCGAAAACAAAACCCACTGTGCCTCCTATGGCCAACGAAGCCGGCGCGCCGAGGATAGTGCCCCCGTTAAACGTCGCCGCCGTGATCACCTGCATGAACGACACATACTGCATCTGGTTATTGGCGGGCGCCGCAGGAAGCGTGATTGTCAGCGTGGCCAGCGTGCCCGCCGGGTTGATGATCTGATACGGCGCTGCGGCGCTGAGAACCACCGTGCCCCCCGTCAAAGGGATGGCGATGTTTTTTGCCGGGGCGAAGGCCGTGGTTGAAGGCGCCGCTGTGAGCGTCTGCGCCACAAGCATGGTGCCCGACACCCCGAAAAGCACCATCGCGCAAAGCGCCACCAGAAACAGAAGGGGTTTCATTGGCGGGTCACCACAAAGACGTCGGCTGCCGTCCCGGCTATCCAAATCTTGTCAGCGATGACAACGCCGCCAAGCGTGCAGCTCAGACTTTGCCCGGCCGCCAGTTTCAAAGCCGTGACGATGCTCACCGGTGGCGTTGCCGACCCCAGCGCATCCAGAACGATGAACATGGGATTGGCCCCGTTGTTCTGGATGGTGCAGCCCATGCGCCCCGTCTCCAGGGGCAAGGCCTGCTGGTAGGTGTTGGTCACCGCGATTGCTGCAGAGGCAATGGTGGATAATTTGGGCACGGGGGGCTGCTGGGCCTGGGCTGCCCCGGCCAACAACAGCAACGCCAACAGTATCTTGCCCATGGTTTCAGCCCTTCGCATTTGGGGCAAACAGCGGCGGGGTGGGCGGCAGCTCCGGCTCTGCAACAGAAGCCTCGGCAATAATAGCCGGCGCTCCCATATCGAGGGTGGCAAAGTGTGCGTCGTCGACTTGCCCAATGGCGTCCTGCGCGCGGTTCAAAAGCGCAATGGTGTTGCCATCAAAGTCAGCGTCTAGACGCGCCCTTACGCTGCGCAAAGCGTCGAGCAGGGTTTGTTTTGTCAGGGTCATCATGCACCTCCTTGGGCCAAAGCAGTGACATATCGCCGCCCGTCTGCCGCCACTGCATAGCGCAGACCGGCGTCAGGCTCAAGGGCTGTTGTGCGCAGCAGGGCGGCAAAGGCCTCCAAGCCCTCGATCAGGGTGCGGTAGACATTGTCCACCGGGTTGTCGGTGATGCGTCCCTCGTCGGTTATGGCGCGGGCAAAGCCTCCTGACAAGGCGCGCAGCGTCCATGTCGCGGTGCTGTCGATAAGGAAACAGGGGAGGCCCATGGCGCGGGTGCTGAGCAGGCGGCGCAGTTCTCCTCTGCCACTGACTGGCTCGCCGCCGCGGCGCAACAGGCAATGGGCCTTGCGGGTTGCCCCCAAGAGGCCGATGGCGTCCTGCCCGGTATGGTGTTTAGGTTGCGCCGTGAGTTTGATCTGGCTGGCGGGCACCGAGGCCACGAGGGCGGCTTCGCTGATGATGTCCGCCAAACACTGCCCTGGGTCGCCCTCCCGTATCCAATCGGCTAGAACATATGCCACGCCCCCAGCCACCTGCAAAAGAACGGCGGTTGTCTCCTGCTGCGTGGCATTAAGGGCCAGCCAGAAGGGAGCGCGGCGGGGGCGCAGGGCCTCAACGATATGCTCCCCATCAAAGTCTTCATAGAGTGGGGCGCCGGGGCGCAGGCGCAGCGCATAGGCCAAGGCGTTAGGAGCATCTATTCTCCCCGTGGGGAAGGAAAGGAACTGGTTGACCAAAGCCTCAAACTGTGGGGCCTCCCCGGCAAGGACCACCTCCCCCGCCTTGAAAAATGGCTGCAAGCCACGGATGAAGTCCAACTTGCCTTTGGGGGCGCGCACAGGCTTGAGCGGCAGCGCATGCGCCCTACTGACCATCTGCGCGCGGATGGGTTGGAGGAGAAACTCGTTGAGGCCATCCTCTTCAACGCCCAGCATGACAGGGCTATAGGTGCGGTCCGTGGCAAAGAGGTCGTCGACGATCTCATCGGGCATCCAGAACTCGGCCCTGGCCTCCCACACAATGAGCCGGTTTTTTATCCAGGACCACACCGCCTTGCCGGTGGTGGCGCTGTTCTCATTCTTGGTGCGCGCGGGGTCGTGCATCGAATAGACAGCGTGCCAGGTGCGGCGCATTGCCGCATCATGTTTCATTTGGTCACGTTTGAACGTGCGGGTGCCGGGGTCGATGGCCTCCACCATGTACTCGCGCATGAAGGTGTCAACTTTGCCCAGCGAGGCGTAGAGAGTGCGCAGCTTGTCAATGGCGTCGAGAGGGAAACGGGAAGGCCAGGTCGGTTGGCGCAGCCCATTGGCATCAATATACTCAATGGGATATTTTACGGTCTTCCACTCGGGGAGGGCAGCGAGGCGCATGGCAAAGGCGTCGGGGTCCAGGGGTGTGGCGGCCACGCGCAGCTGGTAACCAGGCTCAAGGCCGGGGAGAAAGGCACTGGCGAACCAGTTCATCGTCTCGTCACGGTTCTCCTTGCGGCGCACGCTGTCCTCATCCTCAAGGTCGTCAATCAGCGCAAAGTCTGGGCGCACGTCCTCATGCTTCATGCCGCGCATGGACTGGCCACGGCCCATGGCCTGGATGACAATGCCATTAGCGAGGACCACTTTAGTTTCCTGCCAGATGGGGCCAACCATGTTGCCCACCAGTTGGCGGATGATCTCGTTGTTCTCCAACTCGGTCTTGATGGCGCGCAGGCGGTCTACGGCACGTGTCTCGCTCTCGCCAACGATGAGCATATGGCGGTGGCGGCGATAGATAGCCTTGGTGACCATAGCTTCTTCGGCCACGGTTGACTTGGCGCCGCCACGGAACACGAGGTCAAGGATGTTGGGTTGGGAGGAGTGCCATGAACTGATCATGTCGGTGTGGAAAGCGGGCGTCTCCTGGCGATGCCTATGGGCAAAGAGCACCTCATGGGCCATCACGGGATCAGCGCCCAATTGGGCGAGCAGGTCAAGATGTTGTTCATTGGCCATTGTGGGGAAGCCTAGACTATGCTAGAGGGATTGTCACCACACGGTTGTGTGGCCCTTCGAGTGGCATGTGCCGCTCCGTTTGACGCCTCCCTGTTTGAAACTCAACCCTCGCTTCGGCGGGGGTTTTTTGATGTTTCAATGATGAGGTCCACAAGGGCGAGGCGCTCTTCCTGCTTGCCAAACACAGAGAGAATGACCCGCTGGTTGGCATCGTAGACAACCATGTAGCGGTGTGTGCCATGTGTTGCCGGGCCAGAGTAGCCCATGGTGTAGGGGCCTGGTGGCAGGCTCATATGCCGGTGTTCATTTGGGAAAACACCCAAAGCATAAACCCTGCAAGGAGGCCCCCGAGGAGGATGAGAAAGATGCCCAGGGTGGTGTAGCTCAGGGCGGCCGCGCCAAAACCTGCCAGCACAAGAAGCAGGGCGGCAAGGCAGAGCGCGAAGAAAACGGCTTCAATCATGTCTTAGGATAGCATGAAGCGTTGCGGGGGGCAAGGGGGAATTTGAAAATGGTTGCACATTCCGATGGGGGGATAAAATTTAAAGCCAAACGCCGGGTGGGTCGGGGATTTTGGTCGACTACGCAACTAAGTTGTTGAAAACACT